GGATCGACCGAGAACTGGAACAGCATCGGCACCCACACGCCCTGCATGAAGCTGATCTGCGTGTAGACGGGCGACAGGGCGGTCTTGCCCGTCAGCTCGTCCCGTTTGTTGTTCTGCGCATAGTAATTGCTGATTTCAGTATCATCCACACTGGCGGCGATGATTGCACGACTGATGGATCTGTATTCGATGACGTAAAAGTAGTTTTCACAGCTTGCCGCGCAGACCTTCCCTTCTGCATCCAGCCCAATCGCAATAAAGCCATAATAACTCTCATTCGCCCTGTATGTCAGCAGGATGCCGCTTTCACAGGCATATATTTCCTGAATATAGTAGTTAGAGCCGGTAATCGTTGTGGCCGCCCCTGCGGATGTCGTGATGGTCAGCCCCAGACCTCCTCTGATACCAATTTTCAGAAAGCACGTCCCCCCGACATAGCAGTCCACGATGTCGCCGTCCTCACTGTCGATCTCGATTTTGTCAAAATAGTCCGCCGCCGCCGCCTGCATGGCGGCAAGGAGCCCGGCAGCCGTTCCTCCGGTTGTGATTTTTCGCATGATAATCCTCCTTACTCTGTGCCCGCCGGGATCTGCGCTTCCGGCAGGATCGAAAATTCCTCCACGGCATACGTATCCTGCGCTGCATAGAACGCCACCGGGAAGCCGATGCAGATCTCCTGCGGATCCCCGAAGGCGGAAGCGCTCTCCCGGGATTTAAGCACGCCGTCCAGATACATCGAAACGGTCTGCCCGTCGCAGACATAGCGCTGCTCGTGCATATCCTCCGCCCGGACGGTCGGATCATAGTAGCGGTAATAATCGCCCAGATCCTGCGCCACAGCGCCGTTATAGGCTGCCTGCCCTGATCCTCCAGACTGCCGCACAAGGTACCAGTACAGCCATCCGCCTGCGCCGTCATCGAGCACCGTTTCGAGCGAGCCGTCCGAAAAGCGCATAAAGCCGTGTACCTGTCCCGCTCCCTTCACAAAATCCCGGATGCGCAGGATGACCGTGAAACGGCGTCCTAAGATAATGGGAAATGTCAGCAGCGCCCGCCCGTCAAAATGCAGTCCGCCCTCGACGGGATACACAAGCTCTGAAAGCGGGGCGCCCCCCATCTGCACGGATGCCGAGCCGATGCGCTGTCCGTCCGTGTCAAAGAGAGCGCCGTCCGTGCCGATGCGTGAGATGTCAAGCGAAAATCCATCCGTCAGGCGCTCCATCGAGGCGATCACGGGGATCGGCGCCGGGAGAATGCAGGCGGTGGGCACGGCGGTGAGGGGTGCGGGGAGGAGGGTGCCGGGCTGCCCCGTGATGCGCAGGCGCAGGCGCAGGGTCTGCGTGAACGATGCGTGCATAGCCGGCTCTGCGGCCGGATACACCCTCACAGCGCTGCCCCCTTGGCGGCATGGCGCACGTAGATCGTGCCCCGCAGGCGGCGGTAGACGAAACCGTCGGGTGCCGTGAGCCGAAAGTGCAGATCCATCTGCTCACCGCCGAGCGAGGCGGTATCCCCGGCGGTGATCGTGACGCAGTAGATGCCCGTCCCCGTGCGGATGCAGTCCCGTGTCAGGACGGCGGTGCCGGGATCGGAATGCCTGGCCAGGATGCAGGCGAGCGCCCCTTCCGTGTCCGGCGGCTCGATCTCAACATAGATTGTAAACGTGTCCCCGGCAAGACACTCGATCTCGCCGAAGTCATCGTAAATGGGTATTGTTTTCATGGCCTGCCTCCTTTCCCAAAACGCCTCTGCGACCTTTGCCGCCAGAAGGCGGCATTGGGAGCAGCACTGCCTGCCCGGGCTCCGGGCCCGAAATCGTCATAAATAGATAGTGTTTTCATGGTCTGCCTCCTTTCTGTGAATGGCGGGCATCAGGCGTCAAGCCTTGCAAGGATATACTTGATGGTATCCTCCAGAGAATAATAGGCGCCGTCACGCTGGAAATGGATGTCGGGCGTCCATATTTCGCCGCTTGTGATAATTTTTCCGTCCGCCCCGATCGTTGCCCGGATCTCACTGTCTATGTAAAAATACATACTGCCCGCCTGGCACAGGATCTTAGCGCCGATATCCGTATTCTCCAGGACCCACTGCAGCGGTGAAACGGCACAGCTCGCTGCATTGTAGTGCAGCTCGATCACGTCGTAGTCATCCGCCTGCGTCGTGATATGGATGCTGCCGCCGGTGATGTGGAGCGCCGATGCCTGCACGGTGCCGTCAGGATCCACATGGAAGGTCCCGGTCCCGTTATTGATCTCAATACCGGTGAGCACACCGGCGGTAATAAAATCGGCTACGATCGCCCCGTCCATGGTGATGGCTGTCTCATAGGGGCCGTCGTAGCCGGCTCTGCTGTAGCCGAATCCGCCCAGGTTGAACCGCCAGATCTTCGACGCCGTCCGCTTATCGCCCGTATCCATGATGAGGATCTCCTCCGCCTCGGTCACGACATGGCCGTGCGTGGCGGCGGTGATCTGCCGTGTGGCATTGTCCCGTGCTGCCTGGAGCGTGTCGAGCTTCTGCTGCGGGAGCTCATAATCCAGATAATGCTGCGTGCGTGCCGCAAGACCCGTGATCCGCTCCGCCTTGTCGCCGATCTCGATCACGGGCTTGTAGGGCGCATAGATGTCCACCGTGCGCTTTAAGATGCGCAGCGGCTCGTCCAGCCCGAGCAGGCTGTGCCGGAACCGGTAGGTATTCCCCGCACGGAAGCTCCCGGATGCCTCCCCGATGGTGGACAGGTCAAGCACGGTCGCCCGGTAGGAGCGCTTGATACGGTTGTTGTTTTCCAGCCATGTCCGGCCTGCCGTGTACAGGTTCTTCTGCAGCGTGATGTCGTCAAATGTGACGGTACCGACAATCACGCCGTATACGGCGGCTGCCGCTGCATCATCCATATAGGGCTTCCCGTCCGTTCCGGCGTATCCCTGCAATGTCAGGCGCTCGGCGGTCTCGTCTCCAAGCTGCGCCCCCAGGGGAATCAGTCTTGTGATGATCCCCGAGCTGTCCGATGCTGTGTGCAGATCCACAATGTTCCGGGCAAGCTCCACGCGTGTGCTGCTCTGTGATCCGTACTGCCGCAGATAATCCAGGTAGAGCACCCCGTCCGCCCGGCGCACCCGGATCTCACCGCCGAGCCGGGAGAGGAGGTTCTCCTTGATCTCATCGAGCGTTGTGCGGTAAGCCGTGGTCTTGCTGGCAGTTCCCGTCACATCACACTGCCCGAGATAGATGCGCTTGTGCGCCGGAACGAGGGTGTTATGGTACCCGAGGAGCTGCCCGATGAATACATTGACCTGCGTATTCTCGTAGTGGTGATAGAGCTGCACGGTATCGCAGAGATACCCCATGCACCCCTCACAGGATATCTGCTTTTCCAGCTTCCCGGCGGCGTCCATGCCATTTTTCGGGATGTCCAGCACATAGCCGTCAAATTCCGTTTCGCCCGTCAGGGTGTTGATGATGCGGGCAAGGGTCGTGCGTTCATGCAGCCGCTCATAGGCGGGCGCATCGGGCGGCAGCGTCAGTGCTGCGGTCGGGATGACATTGACCTCCTCCGTGAATGTTCCACGCAGGAGCCGCAGAGCGCTGTCAGGAGATAGGGCGTGGATGACCTCGGTCACGCCGTCGTTTTCGATCTCTACCCGGTACATCAGAGCACCCCCTCCTCCTGCGCATGGGTATCGTTGAGATAATCCGTCCAGCCCTGCACCGAATTTTCGTAGCGTCTTGCGCCGCAGGCTGCCGCAAAGCGCTCCACGATCGCCGCATCGTTGGCGGTGATGCGCCCGTCTCTGTCGGCATCCGCACGCTTTTCCTGTTCCGGTGTAAGCCCCGAGGGACGCTTAGCGCCGATGTTGGCGGCCGCCCGCAGGATCATGGCAGCGTCGTTGGCATTGACACGCCCGTCGCCGTTTATGTCCGGGAAGCGCTCCTCATCGGGGAGGAACGCCGGCACGTCGCTCACAAGGTAGGGGGCAGCGGCAAAACGCACGGTGTACATCGCAGCCATACTGCTGATATAGGTAGGCTCCGAAAGCTCCGTACATACGGCGGAAAAATGGTACCCCTCCACCCGGTCGTCATACAGCGCCTGCCTGCCGGGGGGCGCCCCATAGATACGGCCGACAAATTCACGCATCCGCCGCTCGAGCTGCGCCGGTGCTGCGGCGAGCAGGGTAAAGCGGTATTCGAGTGCGCGCTCGCCGTATGTCTGCACGCCGTAGATGGCCGTAAAATCCTCTGTGATATTGCTGTAGGGCACCTGCTCGGTGATCCTGTGACGGGGCGGCTGTCCGATCTTTCGTCCGGACATGACCGCCCCAAGGTCCCGCCAGGTATGCAGCCCGTTATATGTGATCTCATGCATAGTCTATCCCCTCCTGTCCCGGTTTGCCAGCGTGCCGAGTGCGCTGTCGATCTCCGGGGCAAGCTCCCCGGCCAGCACACCGGTATCCAGCACAAGCTTTCGTGCGGCGGCCAGCAGCGGGAAATACTGCTCCAGCAGCGCGATCACACGGTCAAGCTTTGCACCAAGCGCAGCATTCTCCTCACGGACTGCCGTGCGGACATAGCCGAGCAGCGTTTCCAGCGGAGCGACCGCCTCGGCGCCAGCCTCACCGCCTGCCTGCGCTCTGCCCGTAGCCGGGTTAAAGCCAAAGACAGTCGGCTGCCGGAGGATACCGCCGTCCGCATACCAGTCGATGCCGAAGGACGGCACGGCGGGCGGGTCAAGGCTGAAGCTGCCGGAGATTCGGAAATGCGGGAGCTTCAGCTTCGGGAGCGACCACTGGAAGTTGAAGAAGCCCCTGATGCGGTCAATTGCGTTTTTCACAAAGTCCCGTGCGGCTTCGATCTTATTCTTGATATTCGTCCGGATGCTGTCAAAGATGTTCGTGACAACGGTCCTGGCGGCATTCAGCTTGTCGGAAATTGTGGTGCGGACCGACTCGAAGACGGTACGGATGGTCTCACGGATCCGCGTTACGATACCTGTCACACGCTCTGAGATTGAGTTCCATACATTCTGAACCGTTTCCGCAATTCTCTGCAGAATGTCGCTGATCGTGTCACGGATATTTTGGATCCAGTCGGCAAGGAATTCGCCGTAGCCCTCAAAGAAATCCCAGACGCGCTGGAAGAAATCCTGCACCCTGCTGACGATCCCTGCAAGCCAATCATAGAGGAATTCGCCGTAGCCTACAAAGAAATCCTGCGTATCCTGAATGAAGTCTGCCAAACCGGAGAACGCGCCCGCAGTATCGCCGAGAACGCCCGACAATGCCTGCAGTGCCTCTTGTGTCGGTTCGAGCGCGGCGGTAATCAGCTGCACAAGCAGCGTAATCAGCGGTACAAGGATGATGTCCAGCAGCTCAAAGAGAGGTTCGAGCAGAACCATCAGCACGTCGATCAGAGGCTGCAGCAGTGTGATGGCAGGCTCCAGCGCAGTTGTAATCAGGGAAAGCAGGAGCGAAATCAGCGGCTCCAGTACCGTACCCAGAGAACCGAGCAGCGGTTCGAGCAGCGCAGTCAGAAGACCGCTCAGCCGTTCCAGCATTCCTTGAACCGGCTCCAATATCTCACCGATCAGCTCGACCAACAGCGTGATGAGGGGTGTCAGAATACTTCCCAGCAGTTCGACCAGCGGCTCGATCAGCACCATCAGAAGGTCAATGATGGGCTGCAGCAATGCAAGCACCGGCTCCAAGATTGGGAGCAGCTGTTTGATTAGGCTCACCAGCAGAGGCAGCACCGAGCGGATGATCTGCACGATGGGCGGCAGGAGCATACTCAGCAGTGACGTAATCACCGGGAGCAGGTCAGAAACAATCTCCGTAACCGGCGGAAGCATCTGTTCGAGCAGATCAAACACAACCGGCAGCACTTCCTCACAGAGCCCCATCAGCGGCGGCAGAATACCGTCCAGCAGACCTGTGATGACCGGTGTCAATCGCCCGATAAAGCTCTGGATGGTCGGGATGGAGCGCTGAACATAGTCAGAGGCTTTCTCAACGATTGGCATCAGAGCCCCGCCCAATTGAACAACAATAGATTGAATTGCCCGTTTGGTCTGGTCAAGCGAGTCTGTGAGATTTACGCCGCCATCTATCAGCTCGTCGTCCAGCACAAGCCCCAGCTCGTGCGCCTGCTGCCGCATCTCGTCGATAGAACCGGCTGTGCCGTTCAGAAGCGGCATCAGCTCTGTACCGGATCGTCCGAACAGCTCGGTCGCGAGCCGTGCTTTCTCGGTCTGGTTGTCCATCGACTGCAGTGCGTCGAAGACCTCCCACATGACGTCCTCGCTGCTGCGGAGATTGCCGTTTGCATCCGTGACGGATACGCCGAGGTTTTCAAACTGTTCGATATTGGCAGCAGTTCCGCTGACAGCACCGTCCATTGCAGAGACCAGCGACTTCATACCGGCTTGCAGCGTGCTTACCGATGTGCCGCTCTGGGAGCAGATAAAATCCAACTCCTGATATGCTTCACGGGAGACACCGATCTTCTGAGACATCTTGTCAACTGTATCGGCTGCACTCGCGGACTGCTGGGCAAAGCCGATCAATGCCGTACCTGCTGCGGTAGCACCCGTGACAATCGCTGTACCCCATTTTGCTGCCGTGGAAATACCGGCGGCGAGCTTCTGACCGAAGGACGAGGTCTTGCCGGAAGCGTTGTCCGACGTATCAGACACCTTGTCGAGGGATTCTGCGGCGGTGTCTGCAGATGCAGACACATTGTCTATCTGCTCGATAGCGTTCTCATAGCTGACGGCGATCGTGCCGAACAGCGTAAACAGATCCATTAGCCGGTGCGCCCCCTTTCAGGTGGTATAAAGCTGTCAAGAACGGCGCCGGATATCTCAATCTGCGCATGAAGCTGCTTATCGCTCATTCCATACACTTTCTTTGCCGGTGTTTTCTGTGCAGCCTGCTGAGCCTTAATCTTTTCTATGAACGCATCAAACGGGATGCCTTGTATCTCCGAGAACGGATTAGCGCTCAGGGCGCAGTAATACTCCCAGCTTTTCTCCTCATCATGTTCCTCCAGAATGGTGGTGACGGTCTGCTCTAAGCGTCCTCGCCGGAGTGCTCCGTCAATGTAATCGCGGGGGCGGGCGTATCTTCGGTAGAGGAGGTCTCGGAATCGTTCTGCCCCATAGCCGTGAATCCGACCACATCCGTGAAAAAATCCACAACGTCCTCCTTCTCCGCAAAGCTCTTGATGAGCCGCACAAACTTGCCGATCGGCATCGTGCGCAGGTCATCCCTCGTGACCGCGTGACCGTTCTCCCACTGGGTACAGCCCATCAAGAACGTGTACAGCGGCTCTCTGGCGGTCGGAATGTGCTTTACGATCACGCCCAGAGCTTTCAGCGCGAGAACAATACCGATGCCCTTCATGTCCTTGCCGCCGGCACGGAGCGCATTGATCTCGTCCTTGTCAAACACCCCGATGACGTTGTTCACGCCGACCGCATCCAGCACGGCGCAGAAGTCGAACGCATTATCCACCGTCAGATCCAGAATCTTCATGTCCATCAGAAAGTACCTCCTGTTTCCTTATTCGCCGGACTTGGGGTAGTAGATCCGGAGATCCAGCTTGTCGAGCGTATCGTTCGTCAGATCCGCCGTACACTCGTACTTGACGGCATAGGTTGTCTGCGTGGCATTCTTGGTCTCCATCTCAAATGCCTGCGTGCAGATCGCATTGGGCAGAATGATGATGATGTTCTGGCCGTTCGACAGCTTGCCGACATAGGCGATGTTCTCCAGATAGTCGTCATCCTCCGTCACATTGGACTTAGTGATGTACTTCTTGTAGGCATCGTCCTCCGAGGTTTCCTCGACCAGATGCAGCGCATCCACCAGAATGCCCTCCGTAATCTCGGTCATCTGCCCCTCAAGGCTTGCCGACTCGCCGATCTTCTGCTTGGAAACGCCCTTGACGAGGACTGTTGCTCCGTCCACCTCGATGTCCAGCCACTTAGCTTCATACTTGAATTTCAGGCCGCCCGAAGTCGCACCGAGCACCGTACCCGTCCACGCCCCTGCATCATATTTCAGATTCTTGTAAATAACACCCGCACCGAGGATCATCTTCTTGAGGGTCTCGGTCGTGATGCCGTGATTTTTCAGGCTCATAGTAACCCTGCCTTTCTTTCATATCCGGTATACTCCGCTTTCCACACAGACACGGACAGTCTGACCTCGATCCGGAACAGATCCATCTCTCCGGACGGGATCGTGTCCGCCCCCGTGCATCTTACAAAAAACAGGAGATCATCTCTGACCTCCTGTAAATCCTCAAACACCGCCGCGATCCTGTCAGCCATCTGCACCGCAGACAGCTTCGATTCCCGCGACCAGATGTCCACCGTCAGCGTACCGTTCGTGCATTCGTCCTCATAACGGTATTCCTCGGCACTGTAGGTCCCGACACAATACGGGTAGGATACCGCACCGGTCCATTCACCGAATTCGTAGGGAATGCCTGCCATTTCCATCTTGTCTGCGATGAATGTCAGCAGTTTCTCCATACCGTCACCCCATTTCCGCACCGAATCTGCTTACAAGCTGCTCCTTGATCGGATCGCGGAGCTTTTCGTAGGCGCGGCGCAGCGGCTTGTCCGGCTTTTTGCCGTAGGTGAACACATAGGCGATCGTACCTCCGTCAGCGCCGCCGCCAAAGCTCTTTGTGCCGTTCACATAGCGGTAGCCCGCCCACCTGTATTTCCTGGCCGCTCTGAGCGGTATTTCTCCGGGTCCGTTTCCGACCTTGATCCACCAGCCGCCTTTTCTGCCGCCGTGCAGGGCATACTCGCCGGTGCCGAATTCCTCCCAGACCGCATTCATGTAGTCGGAGCCGATGACCGCTTTCTGCTCATCCTGCCCCTCTATGAGCTGATACTGATAGGAATTCTTGGTCTGCCCGGTATCCACCCGGACATTCTTCTGCGTCTGGCTGACGATCTCCCCGGCGGCTTCGTGCAGGAAGGCTCTGACGGCATCCGCGATCGCCTTCTTGACCGCCTGGGAATTATCCGTTAGCTGTACCATGTTGCCCTCCTACAAATTTTAGATAGATCTCCAGATGCTCATGCAGCCCCATCGGGTCGTCAATGAGCAGGACGTCATAGATGCAGCCGCCGATCAGAGCGCGGCAGTTCTCCGCATCGACATTCAGCTCGACATAATCCGCGAGGAAGATGTGCGTACTCTCCTGCGCCTTCGTATTGAAAGTGTTGTAGGAGGACGTGCCGGACATCAGATCGAGGAAGCCTGTCAGAGATGCGACATCCGTCCATGTCTGCACGCCTTCGCCGATGGTATTTTTCGCTGAGGTCTTTGTCTGCAAGGTCAGGACAGTATTTCCGCCGATCTCCGTCATGTCTTTGCCCTCCGGTACGGCTTGCAGAAGCCCATGATGCTCCGCGGATAGCCCATGACAGAATCATCGGCATTCTGTGCATAGGTCACGGAATGCCGGGAAAGCGTCTCGGATGCAATGCCGATCTTCTTTCCCGCGCCGAGCTGCCACGCGACCATGCTGAGGATCCCCATCTGCACATCCAGCGGCAGACCGTCAGGGTAGCGTCTCTCCGGGAATATGTTGTTGCAATAGGCTTTGACCGCGGCTTCCGCAGCATCCAG